GCAACTGTCTGTGCTGACATCAAAATACCCAATCAACAAACTTGCCAACATCCAATCTGGTGGTAAAGGTGTAATGAACGCTAACTACCAACACTTGGGATTTAATGGCAAGAAATTAGGCAAGACGCTTGCCGATGAAGCATTAAACTTTGACTTAAACAAGGCAATGAACAAGGCTTCAATAAGGATGATGGAAGAAAGATGGGCAGGCAAGAAGATGCCGTTTAGGATTGAGAGCGACATTGAAAAGCTGAAAAACAAAATCAAATTTGAAAGATGGGGTGTACACTCGATGTACGATGACCACCTAAAATGTGTAGTCACCCATGAGTATGGTCACATCTTATCGGATCAGTATTTCGGCATGATTAACAATGAAAGGGCAAATCCTAATTACCAATGGCAGAACAAACTGTGGTATATGAACGAGCGGTGGAAAGATGCGCTGAAAAAAGCAAGGGAGACAGGCGATATTTACAAAATATCTGAATACGCAAACACAAAGCCAAGTGAATTTTTTGCAGAGTGCTTTGCATTGAGAGAAATGGGTGGCACATTGCCAGACTATATTGAATCATTAATGGTAGAGGTGTTAAGCAATGGCATTATGTAGTAAATGTGTGTTCTATGATGAACGCTATGACGAATTCAGACAGAGTTATAACGATGCTGTGCCGGTGAGCGATAAGCAGACACAGCACTTTTGCCCTATGTATGATGATGCCATACCGAATGACATTTACTACAAGGATGGCGATTGCCAACATTATCAGCCAACAGAATAAGATAAACAGAGAGCCGAAAGGCTCTTTTTTATTGTCCAAGCATTGAAGACATTAAAAGCTATGGGTAATTAGTGCAAGCCTTGAACACTTAAAAAGCTATGGGTAGTTTAGCTTACAACTTAAAAGAAAGGAACTAATTATGGAAACTAATGAGCAGATGGAGCAGAAAGTAGAAACTACAGAAGAAAAGGTAGAACCTAAAGCAGAAGCCAAAGAGCCAGAAAAGAAGTACACAGATGCTGAAGTAGACAAGATCGTACAGGACAGGCTTGCAAGAGAACAGAAGAAGCGTGAAAAGGAAGTAGCTGAAGCTGAAAAACTTGCAAAGATGAATGAGAAAGAACGCTATGACTATGAGGTATCTGAACTGAAAAAGGAACTTGATGCGCTCAAGGCAGAGAAGAGCCGGTCAGAGATGATGACCACCGCAAGACATATGCTTGCCAATGATGGTCTGAATGTATCTGATGCTCTTATCAGTGTACTTGTCACCTCTGACGCAGAGCAGACCAATGAAGCTGTCAAGGCATTCAGTAAGCTACTCAAGGAAGAGATTGACAAAGGCGTAAAGGCACAGCTTGCAGGTGGTAACCCAAAGAAAGGTAGTACATCTGCTCTTACAAGGGAACAGATTTTTGCAATCAAAGACCCTAACAAACGGCTTAAAGCCATAGAAGAAAATATGGAATTATTTAATCAGAAAGGGAACTAATCATGGCAGTAATTACTAACACAACTGTTTCGACAGATATTGCACCTGCAATTTCAATCGATCTTGTAAACGAACTCCACAATTCTTATCGTGCGCTTGCTGAAATTCTTGGTATCACCAGAATGGATGCTGTTGCAGAGGGCAACACAATCAACATTTATAAATCAAGCGTAAAAGGCACTGTACCTGCGCAGGTCGCAGAGGGTGATGTTATTGCACTCACAGAAACACAGAGAGTGGCAACACCTATCACCATGACTCTGAAGAAATTCAGAAAGCTGACCACAGCAGAAGCTATCCAGAAGAGTGGCAGAGAGAACGCTATCTATGATACAGATCGTGCGCTTATCAGAGAGGTAAGAAAGGGAGTCAAGGCTGACTTCAATACATTCCTTGCAACAGGCGCAGGCACAGCAACAGCAGGTGCTACATTGCAGGCACAGCTTGCAAACAACTGGAATGCACTTCAGACATACTTTGAGGATGCAGATGTAGAGCCTGTACACTTTGTATCAAGCACGGATGTAGCAGGTTATCTTGGCACAGCTTCAATCTCCATGCAGAACGCATTCGGCATGACTTATGTAGAAGATTTCCTTGGTCTTGGCACTCTGTTCATCATCCCATCCCTCACAGCAGGTACTGTAATCTCCACAGCTAAAGAGAACCTGCATTGTGCATATGTACCGGCTAATGGTGCAGTAGGACAGGAATTTGAACTGACAGCAGATGAAACAGGACTTGTTGGCATCACTCATGGCAGAGTGCTTGAGAGAGCATCAATTGAAACTCTGCTGATGACAGGCGCAAAGTTCTATGCAGAGGAACTTGCAGGAGTAGTCAAGGGAACTATCGCCAATAGCTAATCACAGAAAGAGGTAGCCTATGTTAGAACAAGTATTGATATTACTTGGAATCAGTGACCCAACAGATGAGGTTACCTCATTACTCAATCAGATAATCAGCATGACACAGCAAAGACTCCTGTTAAGATTGGGAGTCGATGCTGTGCCTACTGAACTTGAGTACATAGTAGTAGAGGTATCAGTAGTCAGATTCAACAGGATAGGTAGCGAGAGACTATCGTCACACAATGTTGAGGGTGAGTCTATGTCATGGACAGAAGAAGATGACTTCAAGCCGTACATGGCAGAGATCAATGGGTGGTTGAGCAAACAGAAAGAACCACCACAGTATGTAGGGAGAATGAGATTCATATGAGATTTGATACTCCCGTCAAGTTTGTGAAGATGGAAGATGTGTATGACGAATCAACCGGCAATTACACTTCAAGTGTGGTAAGCGAAGTCACGCATTATGCAAGTGTAGACGGGACTACAGAACGCATGATGACGCTTGTTTATGGTGGAGTCATGCAGGATTCGATAACAGCACGATTCCAGAATCACATAACTGATGATTACACAGACATTGTGATAGATGGCAAAGCGTACAAAGTAGATTACATAGCACCTAAAAGAGTCAAGGATGTATATGTGCTTCATAGAATATGAGCGTTAATGTAAAACTGAACGGCATGGAAGAGTTTGTTAAAGCCTTGAAGCCTAATGTGACCAAGGACGATGTAAAACGCATCGTAAAAGTGAATGGTGACAGGCTGAACAAGTACATGAAAGAGCAGACAACCCATGCCTATGTAAAAGGTTATTCCACAGGTGACACGGCATCCTCTATCAACACAGAGGTGCGTGATGGCGGTATGACTGTAGCTGTGGGTGCAACCATGAATTACAACCCTTATACAGAGTACGGCACAAGGTACATGAGCGCAGAACCAATCCTTGACCCATCGTTGGAAAGAGTCAGACCTCAGTTTCTTGGGGATCTCGACAAGGTGACAGACAAATGACAGCACAGCAGGAACTATTCACATACTTTAAGACGCAATTAAATGCCTATGATGGTCAATTACCACCAAAGGGTACAAAGTATCCCTTTTATTATCTTGCAGATACAAGACAGCAATTTGGGAGTGCTAAAACACATGATTACGGCTATGTGACTTTGATAGTGCATATATGGCACAACGATGAGAAGAAGCGTGGCGTTCTGTCAGAGATGATGGATAAGGTAATGAATGTGGGTGGCACACTCAAAGAAACCTCTACCTACAAGTGGTCACTAATTCGTAATGAAACAGAACAGCAAATACTAGCAGACAACACAACCACACCGCCTTTGATGCACGGTTGGTCAAGTCTGCGATTCTCTTATTCAAAGAAAGGATAATTTCTAATGAGCGCAGTAACAGGAAAGAACCTTGTTTATCTGTACAGAATTCATTCTGAAGCATCAACAGTAGATGGCACGAGGATCGCATTTACTACAGAGGACGAACTGTCAATCTCTGCTGACGCTGATGCAACAGCAACCAAGGATGGATCTGTAAGGGGTGCAAGCGTCCCAGAACTTGAGAAGACATGTACTTCTCTTATGGATGCTAATGACCCTATGATTGACAAGCTGAAAACAGCTATTCTTAACGGATCACTTATTGACCTGTGGGAAGCAAACCTTGATAAACCTGCAACGGGCGGGAACAACAAATTCAAGGGCACCTATTATGAAGCATACCTTACAGAGTTTACTGTAACATCACCGGCTGACGATAACGTAGAAGTTTCCATGACTTTCGGTATCAACGGCAAGGGGGCAGATGGCGATGTAACAGTGCCTACCGCACAGCAGGATGATGGTCAGTACACATTCGTAGACACACCAAAACAGGCATAGCAGACGGGGAGAGGGTAAAACCTCTCCCTTTTTTCGCAGAAAGAGAGGACAGAAATGAAGTTCGAAATCACAATGAACGGACAGCCTTACAGTTTTAATTTTGGTCTTGGGTTCCTTAAGGCGATAAATGCGAGGGCAACAAGCAGGATACCTAATTCCAACTACTCTATCAACACGGGTGCTAAGTTCGTTATAGCGCAGGTGATTGATGGAGATGTAGAAGCACTCTGTGATGTACTGATGATAGCCAATAAAGGCGAAACACCAAGGCTGAATCAGAAAGAACTGTATGAATTCATTGAGAATGAAGATACAGACATTGATGGAGTGTTTGACATGGTGATTGATTTTTTCGCCAAAGCCAATGCTACCAAGAAAGTGTATCAGAGTCTGATGGACGCAGAGGAAAAGAAGTAGACTTTGATGCGCTCTATAAAGAGGTGGCATTGAATTGTTTTAGATATTTCGGCTTTAGATCACTTGATGAGGTAGACAAGCTGACCATAGCAGAATATGGAATGCTGTGTGAAGCAGAAGCCTATAAACAGTTGGACAATCAAAGAGATCTGGCTTTGAATGCATGGCTTGCATTCGTAGCAACAGCCAAGAAGAAAGTAGGCAAGAAACTTCAGCCAATATATCCGACTTTTGATTCATTCTTTGATTACGCAAAGAAACTGAAACAGCTTAAAGGTGGCAATGTCGATGACCTCAAACAGCGATATAAAGATTTAAATGAAAGGCTAACAGGAAATGTCAGCGCACACAATAGAAGCGATACTGACCGCTAAAGACCAGGGCTTTTCAAGCACAATGGATAAAGCGGTCAATAAAACAGAATCATTTGGGCAAAAACTCAAGAGCGGGCTTGGCTTTGGTGCTTGGATGGCAATAGGGCAAAAGGCTGTTGGTGCGGTATTCGGTCTTATCAATTCATCTGTAGATGGAGCGGTAAAAAGATTCGACACACTGAACAACTACCCTAAAGTCATGGAGTCACTTGGATTTGGTGCGAAAGAGGCGAAAGCATCAATTGACGCATTAGCTGATGGCATCGAATTTCTTCCGACTACTCTTGATAATGTCGCATCACAGACACAACAGTTTGTAGCGATCACAGGAGACATAGACAAAGCCACAAAGCTGACACTTGCACTCAACAATGCAATGGCAAGCGGTGGCGCACCTGCTGAACAGCAAGCATCTGCTATCAACCAATGGACACAGGCAATGGCTAAGGGCAAACCAGACTTGCAGGATTGGAGAGCGTTGGTACAGACAGCACCTGCTCAGATGAACCAACTTGCAGAAGCAATGTTAGGTGCGGGCAAGTCTCAAAGTGACCTGTATGATGCCATGAAGAACGGCAATGTCACAATGGAAGAAGTGACAGACACCATGATAAAGATGTCTGAAGAGGGCGGTGCAGGTTTTACATCTTGGGCAGAGCAAGCCAAGAGCGCAGGTGCCGGCATACAGATGTCAATAGGCAATGTCAAAGCAGGTGTGCAGAGAAACATGGCAAATGTCATGGACGCAATTGATGAAGCCTTGGGTGGATTCGGTGGCATTTCTGGCGTGATCCAGAGCGTTGTACCTGCGATAGATTCACTTGGAACAGCCATTGTATCAGTAATCAATGGTGACCAATCCCTGGGCGATGCGGTAGAAAGTCTGCTTGTTAACCTAGGAGCAAAAGCACAGCAATTCATCCCTATAGGCGTTTCATGGGTAATAAACTTGATAGGCGGTCTGCTTCAACAGATACCGCAGATGATAGTGGCAGGGCTTAATGCACTGACCAAGTTTGTACAGGGACTTGATAAAGGTGATGGCGAATTAACAGCCAAGGCTGTGGACATGATAGCCAAAGTTGTAGTGGCATTCGTCAAGGCAACACCGCAGATGCTTGTAGCCGGTGTCAAGCTGATAGGCGCACTGATGAAAGGCATGGCAAATGTAGTAGACAGGCTGTTCGCCAAGGCACTGTCATACGGCAAGAAAGTCTACCAAAGCATCAAAACAGGACTTGGCAACCTTGCAAGTGTAGGGCGCAACTACATCAGCGGTCTGTGGAACTCGATGAAAGCAAGATTTTCGTCAGTCATTAGCAACGCAAGAGCAAAGGCTAAATCAATATGGAACGGAATAAAAGCGGGGCTTGGCAACCTGCGTTCTGTAGGATCTAACCTTATTCAAGGTCTGTGGGGCGGTATCAAATCCAAGTTTGATGGCGTTATAGCCAGAGTAAAGGCACTTGCTTCAAAACTACCAAAAGCTGTCAAGAAAGTATTGGGCATCGCATCCCCGTCAAAGGTCATGTACAAACTTGGCGAATATACAGGTGAGGGCTTTGCTCTTGGTATTGAGTCAATGAACAGAGCGGTAGAACTTGCATCCCTTAATCTTGTTACAGTGCCAAGGGCATCAATGGCAGATATGCAAGCATCAGCAGATTATGAGTACGGCACCAGAGCATCATATGAGATAAATGTACCTCTGTACGTGAATGGCAGAGAATTCGCACACGCAGTAGCGGGTGATATGTCCAATGCGCTCAATACAAGGGAAACAAGGCAGAACAGAATGAGAGGTATCAGATAAATGTACGATTTCAAAGATACAACATCAATAAGCGCAGAAGAGTCTGTATTTATTCCCGCTGAAGCAATGACAGTAAATGGACGTTACCTTGAAGAATTAGTGAGCGGATACAGGACGCTATACACAAAGGGCAGAGAGTCTCTTGGCGTAGAACTTGACACATATTCCGTAGGCACAGCAGATGGAGAAACATACAAGTCAAGACGCTACCCTGCAAGAACCATAACAATAGGTTTTCAACTCATTGCAGAAAGCAACAGTGATTTCAGAGATAGATTTAATCAGCTTAATAATATCCTCTCACTTGAAAGCGCAGATTTTGTTTTCCATGATGAAGAAGACCGATTCTATACAGGCACACCAATTTTCAATGCGAGTGTGGAAGAGGGCAACAACTCTGTAAAGGGTGAATGGGAAATATACTGCGCATATCCATTCAAAAGAAGCATAGATCCTATTACGCTGACAATGGATGATGCGGAAGTTACCGACAACTCTGCAACATGGACAATAGATTATGGCGGTGCATATCCTGCATATCCTGTTCTAAGAGCAACCTTTGCCGGTGCTGAAGAGGGCGGTGAATACACAGAGGATGGTGACTGCGGGTTTGTTGCCTTTGTAGATGGTAATGAAAATATCATTCAGCTTGGCAACCCAGATGTAATAGATCGTGACGACTTGTCAAGGGCATCTACGCTCATTAATAAAACATTCTCGACAACAAACGGATTTGTTTCTACCGGCGGTCACACATGGGGCAACCGTGCAGTAACAGGTTCGTTCTCTACAAGCCGTATCAATGATGCATATTGGAACAAAGGCAAAGGCTATGCGGAAATGTATGCCAAACCGTCCTATGGATCTGGCACAGGATGGCATGGTGCGATACTGCGTAGAACTCTTGCAGAATCAGCAGACTTTGATATTTCATTGGTGCATAGGCTGTGTGTAAGCCAAGCATCACAAACAGGCACATTTGAGTGTGGTGCAAGAAGCGCAGATGGTGTTATGGTGGCGGGTTTCGTCATTGATAAGACCTCAAACGGCACCAAAGCCACAGTGAACTATATAGTAAACAACACCATAGTAGGCAGAGACAGCATTGATGTTTCATACTACAATAAGAATTTCGGATATTGTCAGCGTACACCTGTATATGTACAGGAGCCGTATAAGAAGATCGTATATGTAAAAACAAACAAGAAGAATGGTAGTAGTAGCGGTAATGCCGGTGGTGGCAACCTGTTCTCAAACATGATAAGCCAGGTAGAGACCTATACCAGAAAAGTGCGAAAGGGATGGAGTTATACGCAGAGCAACTTGAATTCAAGCATCTCTAAAAAAGGCGGGGCTTTCTCATTCCGTATAGGAAATCTGCCTAAAAGGACATTCAAAGTGCCATCCGCTGAGTTTATTACATCTACAGAAGTTTCAATGTATATGGGTACAAAAGGCACTGCGATGCACACCAATGCGGTGCATTCAATCATGTTTAGGAAAACAGCTAATACCGTTTTTGCTAAACAGCCTAACGTATTCACACCTGGCGATATTGTAGAAGCAGACTGCAATGACGCATCCGTGTTTGTATATAGAAATGGCACCATTGGCGGGCAATCAGAACCGCAATATGGTGCATTGGGCAACGATTGGGAGACATTCGCACTTGTGGCGGGTACAAACTATATTCGAGCAACGTGGTCAGATTGGGTAGACCCTGCTTACAAACCTCAATTTGAGATAGAGTACAACGAGGTGTATATATGATTGTTTACTTTGCAGATAGGGATCTAAACATAGTGGGTCACGCATCAACCACACTCCCTGCGGGGTACAGGATTTCCAAAGACCACTCTTTAGAAGATTTGCAGACAGGCGTAAACACCTTTGAATGCACTATCTCATACACCCTGGACACAAGGGGCAGTATTGAGAACGCTGTGCAGGTGGGTCAGTACGTGCTGAAGCAATCTTCTGCGAGTAACAGGGCAAATGTATATGACTCACTGTATCAGATCGTTGAAACGGAGTTTGATACTAAAGCACAGGAAATCACACTTTATGCAGAAGATGCAGGATTAGACCTGTTGAATACAATGTGCCCTGCGGTCAAACTTACAGGGAATATCTCATACATGATGCGGTACTTCCTGCCAAGTGATTGGACGCTTAACCTAATCGGAACACCAACGAATTCAAGAGCATATGAATGGGATGGAGAGTCAACAGCCACAGAGAGATTGCTTTCTGTGGCTAATCTCTTTAATTGCGAATTATATTATTCATTTACGATTTATCAGCTTCAGATAGAAGCAAAGACAGTGAATGTAGTGCCTAAAAGGGGCGTCCAAGAAGCAATACCGCAGTTAAGGCTTAACTACGATATAGATAAGATACTTACCACTAAATCTATCGCCAATCTTGTCACAGCACTCAAGGTAACGGGTGGCACACTTGACGGAGCAAATACGCCTATAAACCTTAAGAACTACACCTATTCATACACAGACCCAACAACAGGGGATAAGTATGAAGTGGACAAGGCTACAGGTCAGATGCGCAATAAGTCAGCAATGGCAAGATGGGCAAGCGCAATAGACAAAGATGGACTGTGGGTAGGTTCGTTCAATTTCGACACTACCGACAAAGCTGTGTTAGCCGGTCAAGCAAGGGCAGAACTGCAAAGGCTGTCACAAATAGGTGTCAACTATGAAGTAGATTTTTCATCATTACCAGATGATGTAAGGATAGGTGACCGAATCAATGTAATTGATGACCAGGGCGGTCTGTACCTTGACGCAAGGATTTTGCAAATTGAAACAAGCGTGACAGAGGGCACAAGGTCAGCAATTATTGGAGAATACATCCTAAGAAGTAGCGGAATATCTGACAAGGTAGCACAGCTTGCATCTGATTTTGCAAATCTCGTTCAAGATCCTGCGTACACATTGGAAATCACATCAAGTGCAGGTGATGTATTCATAGAGACTACAGTAGCAACCACCTTGACCGCTCATGTATTCCTTTTCGGCACTGAGTTATCAGATGAAGCGGTAGCCAATGCGGGTGTAATCAATTGGTATAACTTTGATGACCCAACAACCATAATCGGCACAGGCAAAACTTACACGATAACAGAAGCCATGAATGTAGACGCTATCAATGTGACAGCAAGATTGGAGAGTTGATAATGGCGGTAAAAGCACAAAGCACAATATCATTGGCAAGCGTGAAAACTGTCAATGATGCATCTAAATATGCACTGCAACAGGCGCAAGAAGCAAAGACCTCAGCAGATAATGCAGAGCGGTCAGCGCAGTCTGCTCAAGCATCAGCAAATAACGCTAGTGAATACGCAACAAGGGCGTTAGGTAATTTATCTACGGTGCAGAGCGTTACAGAGACTCTTAATTGGATCACTGAGCATGGCACCATGACACGCACCACAGATACGGCAATCGACCCATCACATGTGTACTTCATAGAAGATGCGCAGGGTGATTATGTTGTTGGATCTACGCACTACAGTATAGTAAGCGAACCGAAAGTAGCAGACCTATCAACCTATTACGAACTGAGCATAGATGAATCGCTCAACAACTATGTGTCTACGCATTTGGCTGTTACGTCAGAGGGACTTTGGATAATCCCAGATGCGGGCGGTAACAGGATCTTGATTGCTACGGGGCAAGGACAGACTTATACCACAGCCGGTACCTACATCATTGGTGCAGGCGGGGTGATTCTTGCATCGTTCAAGGCAAATGGTGCGCAGATAGGCAAGACAGAAGAAAGCCATGCGGAAATTGGGAAGAGACACTTCAAGCTGATTGATTCATTACGCGAGGAGTATGTGTATTTCTCTGACCTAAGAGGTGATGACGGATACTATACAAACGCAGAAACATTCGTTAGAAATATCGGAGTAATAGGGCGCAACGGATATCAAACTGTTGCGTTGACATACCCGTTTACAACGCTAACAGTCTCATGGGGCAGTAGTTCCTATGAATATCCCGCAAGTCAAGGCTATCTGCTTCGTGCTACTTCAAGTGGTTCAACCTACAACTACTTTGCACGATTCTTAACGCCACCCGCCAATGGGGATGCAATAAAGATCGAATACTACATAACTGATGACGCGGAAACTACAAAAACTGTAACGGCAACAGCTAACGGCACGGATACAGATTATTTTATCGAGACTTTAGTAAATAAAGCCATACGCATAAAGCACATATACATAAACAATGTAGAAGTGTTGGGCGTGTTTTATGTATCGGCACGCACATCTGTTTATTTTTCTGGGGAACTCATACCGAACGAGGAAACTGTCACGCTAACGTACACCACAAATTCAGCGTTGACAAAGGCGTTCACACTTGGAGAAAGAAAGCAAGATAGCAAAGTCGGTGCGATGAGTTTCGTTGTAGGCAGTGACTGCGAAGCATCTGGCAATTATAGCAAAGCCATGGGAAACGGCTGTGTGGCATCGGGGCTTGCATCAGTAGCGAGTGGTCAAAAATGCGAAGCTACAGGCAGATACTCACATGCAGAGGGTGGCTACACTGAAGCAACAGCCGACTGCGCACATGCAGAGGGCGATACTTGTTATGCCCAAGGCGATTCATCACACGCAGAGGGTTTTTATTGCTATGCGAGGGGCTACCATTCACATGCAGAGGGCAATGAAACAGAAGCCAATGGGCGAAATGCGCATTCGGAGGGCTACGATGCTTATGCTGATGGCGAA